TGATGTTTCTTTCTCACCTAGAACTTCAAGATACTTAATTATCTCGTTTTCTATTTCAGCTACATTCTTAGGTGCTTCATCTTCTTTAGCAGAACGTATACGAGACAACACCTCTAGTGCTTTGATAGCACTATTTGTGTGTCCGTTGTTCTTTGCGTAGGTATATTGGTTTTCTATTTCAGAGACAACATCAATGCGTGTCTCTACTTCTTTCTCTAATTCTTCTATTCTTTCTTTAATGTCTCCTCGCTGCATAAGTCTATGACCCTGCGTATGTGCAGAACCTTCAGAGTAGCCAGCTATCTTGGCTGACTCTGTTGCGTTGCGATAGAGGACATATGCTTGACAGAACTTCTCCTGTCGTATCTTTAATTCAGACATGATTAATTACAAACTTTGTCCCAGGTTTCATTATGGGTAAGTATGCGTCTTGCTGTTTCGCTAGAAAGTTTATCGTTATCAGAAATAAAGATAGGCTTTACCCAACTACAATACACCTTTCCTCCTCCAACGGTTACGCAACTTGCGTACAACAGAAGAATCGGACATACGATCAATATCTTCTTCAACTTTATCTCGCTCCTTATTTTTTTCTATTGCATCCTCAAGTTCTTTTTTCTCTGCACTATTCTTACCTGATTTATATGCAAATAAAAGAGGTAATATTTTAGTGAAGATATTAACAACTGAGGATACAATAGAAGATATTACAGGCATTTTGTTTCTAACCTTTTTCTTTAGCTTTACCTATTGTTAGAGACAAAAATTCTACTGCTTTATAAATTTTACCCATAATAGTATCAGAAGAAGGTGTTCGTGTACCAGCTACAATAATACTAGCTATGGTAACGATACCTGTTAACGTACTTATAATTATATCGCTATTATCTATGATAGTTTGAAGCATGTTAAATCCTTTCTTAGGTTGTTTATTTCTCTTCTATATATTTAGTGTAGTGTGTCGGATTACTTTTCTTAGAAAGTTTGTAAACCTCAGATACTAATGTATTCTCCCCATAAAAATTGACCATCATTTCAACTTGAGGATTATCAAACAACTTCTCACAATCTTGTGCCATTGCAAGAAGCTCACCAGTAGTCCAGAAATGACAGTCATTTATTTCTACTGGCATATATTTAGGTCTTATGCCATCGTCTAGCTTTTCTTTTTTCTGTTCATCAGAAAGACCTTCTATTGAACAATCAAAACCAAACAGATGGAAGTTCCTAAATCCAAATATGTGCATCATACCAATTGATCGCATTGCTGCACATGTACCACCACTAACAAACGTAGCTTTTTCTTGATCTATTTTTAAGTTATAGTCTATCTCAATCTTACCACTTACTATATCAGCAACAGCTTGAGAGAAAGCGTGCCACCCATATACGTTCTTTGTCTTATCCAGTATGAACTTAGTAACACTAGGATCAGTCATAGACGCAATAAAGAACTTAGTAACTGGGTCAATCTCCTTAAACAACTCTGTTCGTACAATACCGTGTGTACTAGTTCCAGTTATTGAACGAGGGTCTAGTATAACACATGCCCAAGGTTGAACACCAGCCTCTAAGAGTAAAGGATAGCTATGTTTTACACATACTATTTTAGCATCGTATTTTTTCTGAACAGCTTTTAACTCTTCAAAGTCTATAGAAGGACCAGCAGATGCTATAATTACATGTTCATTATTAACGTCACAGTTTTGAACAAAGTCCCAATCTTTTATTAACTCTACGTTATCGTTTATGTTGTCCAGTATATCATCTTTAGGAACACAATCTTTAGGCTGTATTATAATAGGTGTTCTACTTAATTCTTTAGGTAGACTAGGAAGATCATCTGTTTTTAATCTAACAGCTAAGTGAACAGTACCACCATCCTTAACTCTGTCTTGAGAAGGTAAGACAAATATCCTTGTCTTCTCCATTGATTCTACAAGACGGTTAGTTCCTAGAAACTCATCACCAGGAATTTTATCATCTATGTCCTTACTATAGTAATCATCTAGGACTACTACAGGAACATGTATTAGGTTTTCATAATCAGATAAAATAGTTTCTTCACTATGACCACCATCTATAAAAGCAAAGTCAGCTTTCTTTAATTCTTTCTTTGCTTTAGGCATAGTTTCTTTTGAATCACCTTTTAATAAAGTAAAGGTGAATGTCTTCTTATCCTCTTTCATCTTGTCAGCAAAGTCCTCAAGACGTTTCTTTACTGCATCAAAATTATTATGAGGTTTAGTGTTTTGTTCCTTACGATCTATCTCAAAGGTTGCATCTTCAAACAAATCAAAACCAGTGTAGTGTACCCGCTTACTGTTTTCAAAAGCAGCCAAGGCCATCTCTATAGCTCTGCCGCCATTCCAAGTTCCAACCTCTACAATTCTTTTAGGTTTATACTCTCTAATAAGAACAGCTAACTGATGATAACGAGGTAAGTCTACATCAGGAGTAACAATGTCTTCACCTATAGTGTTTTTTAACTTACCTTTATAATGGATCATAAAGTCTGATAACTTAGATTGAGGGAAGACGGCTAAACCAGACGCACCCTCACTTAAATTATGAACCTTCATACCATGTGCTGCATATATCTTAATGAACCTAGTCATAATAAAAGCGTCGGTCCACTCTCGGTAGGCCAGCACTTCGCCTATATCATAGCATCCTCTTATGTCAGCTAAGAAGTAATGGCTATGCATTGTGTCTAGATTAAAACCGATAAACCCTGTCTCACTAAAATCAATGTCTGTTCTTCCTAAATGTATTAGCTCTGCATCTTTAGGAAAAGCCTGGAACAAAATTTCTTCAGACAAAGGAGATGTGGTCAGTACATCTGCGTCCATCCATATAAGCCAGCCACCCTTGGCTTCATTCTCTGATACCTCAAGAAAGTAGTCTGTCAGAGCGTATACTTTGTGACAGAAACGTAGAGCATCCATACGAAAGTTATAGGGCATCTGACCGTCAGACGTACCGTCATATCCCTTCATCTTTTCTAAGAAGATAGCTCTGTCTTCAACCTCATCTAAGTCTCTGTATTCAATAATAGGTGACTTAGGAAAGTCTTTCTTCTGTTCTTCAGTTACAGTGTCATAATAAACAATAAGCTTTAGATCATCTGCCCAGTGTTTAACTACAGACTCCAACATTTTTTTTGCATATATATCGTAGTGTCTGCCTGAAAAAGATGTTACAAATCTAACCATTTACTTTAACCATTTCTGAATATAATGCTGACCACTCCATAGCATGTTTATTATCTATAGTTCTTCGCCCATCCCAGTTGCTGTATATTGGACCGCCTGTAGTAAAGTGAACACACTTAGGTTTTAAGTTAGCGGGAGAATGTCCATCTAACCAGTTCCATTCTTGAGGTATAGACCCAATAAGATTATTCTCATACTCCCTCTCAAGGAAAGCAAACCTATGTAACCAAGAACCATTCCTTGTACTTACATCATGCACAGTAAAATCTTTTAGTGCTTCATGCCCACAGTTCCACATAACAAAACTGGACCAGTTCTTCCTCTGATAGTTAGACTGAACACGGTTATCCATCTTCAGACCGCCTTCTGTAACATGGTCATGTTTCACACAACTGACCGCAAATGAAGGATTACAATACTCATTAAATAATTCAGATATGTCTGTATTCACAAACATATCACAGTCCATAAATAAGGCGTACCCTTCAAATTGATTTAAGAAAGGAACTAAAAATCTAGTGAAACTAAATTCAGTTGAGAAAGGTTTACCATCAAAACAATCTACAAATTGATTGTCCTCGTTTATTTCTTTTCCTCTGAAGTAAAGACCCGCCCTTCGTAGAGCGTTCTGCTTTAGTGGGATTATATCTACGGGATGGTTTGTATTTTTTCTTATGCTGTAGGACAGAACATCAAAGTAAGTCTTTTCTTTTTCGTCATACCCTACATATATTTTGTATGGTTTATCTAACATTTTTATATGGTCAGGGGTGAGGACAATACCCCACCCCCGTACTACCTATTCTATTGGAATTACTTTTTTATGTTGGTCATCGGCTTTCATCTTCAACCTAATTTTTAGTAGCCCGTCCACCATCTCTGCGGCAGCTACAACATAGTTGGGATTTAAAGAGAATGTTCTTTTAAATTTTCTCTTTGAAATATTTCTGACTACAATAGCGTCTGAAATTTCTTCTGTTATTTCTTTATTGTTATAAAAATCACTAGAGGCAACAGTTAAGAAACCGTCTCTCTCTTCTACTGTTATGTCTTCTTTAGCATATCCAGCTAAAGCAATCTCTAAGACATAACCATCCTCTCCGTCTTTATTAATATCGTGAAAAGGGAAAGTAGTTGCGTTATCTCTATGAAAAGATATCATTGGTGAAGATGAGTAATCTTCAAATCCAAGACTAAAGTTCTTTAATAAATTCTGAACATTTTCAGTTTGTAATATTGTATTCATAGTATTCTCCTGTTAAGCAAGGTTGTATAGCACACAATATGTCATGCCACAAAAAGATTACTACAAAAAGAAACAATAGTCAAGAGAATTTTTCACCTCTAAACCAACAAGTCATAGCAGACCTTTCTCCTTCTTTCACTTTAGTTACTCTGTGAAAAATAAAAGAAGGGAAGACAATAATACTTCCTTGTCTCCTCATTTCTTTTACAGTTTTAAATCTATTAGGTGCTTGAGGATGAACAAAATTTTGTACTTGAAAGTCACCCCCTTTAAACTCATCGTTGAGTGTTATAGAGATAGCTAACTTTCTAAAGTAAGGATCACTTTGTTTCTCTACTCCTGTATCTACATGCCAATCATAGAACTGACCCTTACCATAAAAGGATACTTGAGGTACTTCAAAAGAAGTTAAACTAAAATCCCAGCCAGCTTTTTCATTAGCTATGTCTACATACAATTCTAGTATCCCAGACAACTCGTCATTAGCCAACCATGCAACTCTGTTGTTTCTTATCTCTGATAATACTACACCGTCGCCCTCTTTAAAAACTTCTGCCTCTTTGGAATCTAGTTCCCGTGCAACATTAAGTATACCGTCACAAAATTCTTTTGGAAGAACTTCTTTGAAACAATAGTGAGTTAACATCTATACCCCACAACTACCCCCATGACCTGTAATGTCGCAGATATCATGTGCCTCTACACCCTCTTCAAACTCCTCTCCTAGTTTATCTACAGCTTCAGAGTAAGGTACGTTTGTTAGAGGTTGTCCTCCACGGCATGAGTCAGGATATACAGTGAAGCCTCTTAATCTATGAGCATATGATGCGAGAGTGTTTGTAAATTCTTCTACAGTATCTTCGTTGTTAGTCTTACTACCCCAAGATGGTAAGTTAATTGTAGAAGAAATAGACATGTCCACATAGTCTTGAACGTCAGCCTGGAACTTTATCCTACGCTTATAGTCGTCAGCAAGATCGAGAGCAGATTCAATTTTGTCTGGGTTAGCACCGTAGATATTAATAAGCTCTTGAGCCGCACTGTCTACCACATACTGATAGTGCCACCTAGTTCCACCTTTTAAATACCTACGCTTGTAAGCCACAGCAAATATTGGTTCTACGCCAGTGCTTGTCCCTGCAAGAATACCAATTGATCCTGTAGGTGCGATAGCGCGGTTAGCTACTGGCCGACTTATACTAAGTTCCTCAGAAAATTTATGAGATACAGAATCACTTATGCCTTTATACACAGATAGCCATTGATGTAGTTCATCA